GTTCTGGTGTCCATAGTGCCGATTGCACTTCCGGTGCCTTGAGAAATTAATACTTTTCCCGTTAGATCAGATGGATTTTTTGGAACCCACACACCGTTATCGTCGTATTCACCAAATCCATTCGTAACTGGATCAGTCATTGTAAAACCGTCGTAAGCAGCGGCACGGGCAAAATAATCATCGCTATAGGTGGTAGAAGAATGACCGATTTGATGCTCTTGAGAACCTGTGTTCCACTTGAGTTCTAAGTTTTGAGTAGGGTAGGTTCTAGGTGACGAAACCCAAGTTAATTCAACGCCGTTTACCCATGCCTTTACACGATTTGTGTCCGTTGATTGTGTCGTATCGATTGCAACAATCAAATGATACCATGCGCCAAAGTCGCGTAACTTAGCGTCACTCTTCAGTTCCATCTGAGTGGCACTTTCATAATTCTGAATATAAACCTGATCGGAACTCAGATACCAATAGAACGTGTCTGTACCTGACGAAAACGCCGTTAGAAAGCTTGACGCTGTACCACCTCTTTTAAAAATTACTTCAAGAATGAAAGTTCTTCTGTTTCCCGCTGAACTGATGGTTCTTGTTAACTTTCCATCCGTGCCATTAAACGAGCCAGAACCTTCGATGACGTATCCAGACGACGCCGCAGAACCAAAAAATGCTGGTGACCATATAGGCATTATGCAAACGCCAACTGGGCGGCACCCAACTGAATGGACCCGCTTGCTTTTACCACATACGGCACAACGTCAACTGCTGATGCCGCCGTTGAAATTGTTAGTCCTGACCCTCCCGCCGTTTCGTAATCGGTGCCAAGAGCAAGCGTTCTGCTCCCCGTGCCGTCTTGAATAATAGTGATAAACCCAGATTGACCAACAGCTTCCGTTGATGGGTTGGCAAGAGTCACGTTGCCAGTGAACGTCAGGATAAAGTTCTGATAGGTTTGGAAGTCAAGAACTGTGCTTCCCGTAGCATCCGCTGTTTGCGTCGATCCAATCGCCGCATGACTAAAATTGGTTAACTGATTTTCATCGATAGAAAACGCTACATTGCTACCAACCGTCGAGCCTTGACCAAACACAAGATCATCGGCTGAGTCATCAACTCCTACATAAAAATCTTGGGCGTTTCCGTCAAAAACAAGCTTAGTGTCCTCTGCCGTTCCGTCGCCTATGGTTACGGCAGCGGCTGGAAATACTACAGCTTGGTTCTCATCAATAGAAACCGCTGGCGTTGTGCCTACAGTGGCTCCCAGCCCTATTATCAAGTCATCAGCAGAATCATCTAGGCCCATGTAGAAATCTTGAGCATGACCATCAAAAACGATTTTTCTATCTACTTCTGTGCCTGTACCAATCGTAAGGTCACCTGATAGCGTTGCGTTCACTGTTCCTGTCGGAATTGCTATTACAGTTCCGTCCGCATCATTCTTGATGGTAACATCGTTCGTTGAGCCCTGACCAGTAACGATTATCCCATCTGCTGAAGCAAAACCAATAGCCGCTGCATCTCCTGCTGATGTATCCCCTTCTGGAATAAATGTTCCAGAGCAAACAACATCATTCGCCAACACAACATCTTCTAAGACATCGAAAACATTCGCCCCTGAGCCACCACCATCTGTAACGACTACTTTGACCTTGCCATTAGGAATAGTCACATTTGATCCAGAGCCTTGGCTAATCGTAATTGACTGACTTCCCGTCGTCGCATTCTCGATAACCCAAACTTTGGAAACAGTGTTAGGAGCGAGAGTGACAGTCCTCGTCGTGCTAAGAGAAGTAGAAGTGATTTTTAGATAGAAAGAACGCGCACCATCCGAAGTGCCGTCTGCCATTGTAATAGTGGTATTCGCATCTGAGCCCATATTCTCAGTACCGTACCCAAGAGCTTCTCCAATAAGCTCAAGGTTGGTATTCGTGGTGTTCCCCCACGTTCCTGCGTTTTCACCAGTTGCCATCTCTGAGAGACGCAAATTATTTGTATAAGCAGTTGTCATTACACTTCTCCGTTAGGCTGCTATCTGTTCCCATCCAGCATCTTGATTTGGGACAATGAGCCCCCACACGTTTGACTCTCCAACAACGCCAGTAGCTGCTACACCCTCTGGGGATACTATAACATCTCCGAATATTGCAACAGACCCCATTGCACTTGTTGCGCCGGGACTTGCTACTATAACGGTTGGCAAGTCAACCGTAACCTGACCTACCGCCCCAGTGCCTGCTACTCCAGTTACTGAGAATGTTTGACCAAATTCTATAGTAACGGTGCCGACTGAGCCCGTAGCGCCCAAGCCAGAAAGAATTACTGTTGGCAGATCAACCGTAACCTGACCAACGCCACCTGTTGCTGCTATGCCAGTTGGAGATACCCCAACGCCAGTGGTTACTGTTTCGTCTCCAACAGAGCCTGTTGCTCCAAGCCCTGAAACAGCGAACGAGACGCCTGTTCCCTCAACAATGGTAACACTATTAGTGCTTCCTGTCCCTGCAAGTCCAGACACAGAAACGGGGAGTTCTTCTCCCCAGACGCCTTCCCCCCAAGTGCCTCTGCCCCACCCGGTTATATTAGCCATTGTTCACTCAAATATTATGCAATCCTAATAATAGCAGCCGACGAACTTGCAGATGGAAATTGAATAGTAAAATCTCCAGAGCTACTCGTCTTGTCGGAGCTAAAATCAAGAACCAGTACAGTTGGATCGCCTGATGCGCTATCGTTATATATCAAAGCCCCTCTTGCGGTGAGAGACGAAGACGAAAACGTCAGGTCAGCAAAATCTGTTAGCGCAGTTGTGCTGCTTGTCGATGGGTCTACTCGCGTAAGAGTCCCGCCGCCAGCAGAATATCCAGTTCCAGATATTTCATTGCTCGTTGTATAAGCTGTAGTAGCAGCCGTAAAACTTGCGCTGTTTGTATACATCGCGAGTTTAAACGTACTACCGCCAGAGTTCTTAAAGTTGTGGACGCCTTCCAACAATTCTTTTTTGAAACTCGTACACATAAAATTACCGCTAAAGGCCATCACACTCTCCTCATGACATCTGCTAAGTCTTTGTATCCCCCTTTAAGGGCAATTTGTACACAACGATCTCTTTCTGAACGCATTGCCATCTTAACATACTCAAGAACAACATTCTTCATATTTCTTTCGAAGACGTGTGCTTGATCTCGTATAACGTCAGGAGCAGAATCACTGACATTAACAATTTTATTGCAACACAACTCTGTTATTTGCTCACACGATAATCCCCCATCGTTGCTTGTTTGAACAAATACAGAGCTAACAGGGGCTGTTTCAACAGCGTCAAACTTCATGCTGTTTGCCTCATCCCATTCCGATACGAATCGACATTTGTCTCAATAGCTCCATACTGGGTTAAAGACCCCAAAGCCTCTTTATAGCGCTTCTCATAGAAGGCCATGATGTCTTGTTCGCCTTTAAGATAAGTATAAGCTTCAACAAGCGTCCCATATAGGAGCGCTGACTCAGCGTTATCGCTTAACCATGTATTGGCATTAGATGAAGAAAGCTGAACGGGCTTCGCTTTATAATGAAGCTCCGTGGAGAAGTTTGAGCTTGTTGCTGGAGCAATTAAGAAAAAATCATCATCAAAGTGTGCATAAAACCTTGGAGTCCCTGTTGTATCAGAGTCTGGGAAAGCCTCTCTTATGAAAGACACGTCTTTAGGAATTAAAAATGTATAGACATTTTCTGAGTCTACAACAGCCATAGAATAAGCTCTGTAAAAATCTGTTGGCTTTGAAAGATACACAGAGCCTGCTGTAGCTGTTCCTAACACATTTTTATGAAAATCTGGTATATCAACGTCATAGAATATGCGCTCTTCTGCTTGCCCGATAAACGTATCTATGTTGCTCACAAAAGACGTTTCAGTGTTCTGTGTATACTCTTGGATGGCTGTTTTGAGTTGAGTGTAGTTCATATCATTACATCAGGTTACAATGGTTACAGAACCAACCTGCCCCTCTGCCTGCAAACTTGTCTCTGTAGAGAACCCATAAGCATCTGCCAAGGAGTTTCTATCTCCAACTGGGTTCCAGTTTGCTGAAGCTGTTGAGGAAGACTCTGTCCTGCTATCTGGCCTAGCCCCAAACAACGCTTGCGGATCATGGACAGGATATCTACCAAGGAAATTCTGCGGATGATCAGGATCAAGCATATCCCTACCAACGCGAATCCCTGTATTTCTGCCATCCTGAACTTCATACACGAGGTCTTTGAGTTTATATGTGAACCCGCTTCTGTCGCATATTCCTAGTGCATATTTACCCGCTGCATAAGAGGACATTAGATTGTATACCCTCCCGGCGTGATTTGTATGCCCGCCTTAACACGGTCTTCTCCAGCAGCATAATTAAAATGCTCATCATATATTTGCTTGAGCGTAGTTATGCGCGTAAAAGCCTCTGGCTTCTTCATAGAGATATAATAAGCCAATCCAGACGTAAGGGCTGGCAACCATCTCTCAGGGGCGTCGTAATTGTTTGTACCGCTGGTACCAACATCTTCGATACGCTTAATCCTTAAAAAATAAAATGTATACGTCTCCGTGCTATCAGGTATGGGCCACAACGTAAATTGTGGAGAATTTGTGCGTTGTATATAAATTTGTAACGGCTTGCCCTGCGTTAATTTGTTAGGGATATTGGCAAATGTAGATGGGCTTATTCGGCTCAAATTCGAATCACTCTGATTACTAGAGCTTCCAGAGTTTGTGCGGATATGATGCTCAATAAAATCTATGGTCCCAGCAGGGAAGCTGTATGTTGCCGTCCCTGCTGTGAGAGCCATAGTTCCTTCTTCGATTGTCCAGAGGTTCACGCCTCTGTTAATCCACTCAAGCGACATCAGGTCGAGGCTTCTACGGGCAGTTTTCAAGTCGTACCCACCGCGCATCTCCACGCCAGCCCTTTCATAGGCCTCTTCACAGATATCAATGATATCTAGAGTGAAGTTCTGAGTGCCGCTTGTAGCCATTTACTTCTTACCGCGCTTTGCCATGATCTTCTTCTTGCCATTAGCCATCTTAGACCCGCCGCGCATCATAACTTTTTTCTTAGACCCGCCACGCATCATCTTCTTCTTCATTCCACGCTTGCCCATTGCCATGATCTTAACTCCTTCTTACTTCCACCAAAGATTGAAACAGGTCATCGCTAAAGTAATTATAATACCCAGAGCTTTCTAAAGCTACACTAGCCTTATTAAGAAGCGAAAGTGATTGCACAAAGATCATCATATAGTCTTCTTCTATGTCAGATTCCCAATCATTATCTGTAAGAAAATCTTCGGTATCCTCGCTAGGTGGGAAGTCAGGATGGAACAACATCAGGTGCATGTCAGATACCCTGTGCCGCTCATTCCAAAGATTAACCCATCTGTCCCAACGCTCATACTTGTTCAGGTTAAAATTAACCCAAATCAATATGTCCTTTTCTTTCGGGTTAAATTTTTTAATAGCGTCTTTGAGGCATGGGATACTGTTGCCCACGACAACATCTACTTTATCGTTTCTCCATGCTGCCTCTGCATATGGACACGCCTTCATGCCGCCCAAATGAGGATTTGGCACTTCAAGCACGTCACGCGACCAAGATCGTATGTCTTGTCTTACAAAGCTTTGCAATAATGGCGGCATATCGACAATCATTTACTTCTTCTTTTTCGGACGTTTCTTTAATTTTTTAAGATCGGCACCAGTAATCTTGTCACGAGGTGGAGCGACTCTGGCTAACTTTTTCTGCTTTGGGCTATATTTTTTAGCTGGCATCTTTTTGCTCCCCTTTAACTGACTTTTCATCTGGCCTCTTGTGTTTGGCATTTATCTATATCGCCTCGTCTTCTTAGCAATCTTTTTTGGCTGCTTGGCGAACTGCTTGCCTTTCTTTGTCGCTTTTCTTTTTGCTCTCGTTGTCGCTGCATACTCTTTAGAGCTTAACGACTTTATTGCTGCCGTAGGCAAATACCTCTCTCCAGTCGCCTTTGGGCCTTGCGTTGATGGCTTGCCAGATTTAGTTCGCCACTTCTGCTTTCCCCAGTTCTTTAACGACTTTTGAGATTTTTTGAGTGCCATTAGTTTCTATATCCGCCACCCGCTTTTTTATAACGCTGCGCTAACATTTGGGCCTTTCGGGCGCTCCACTGCCCCGGCTTGCCGCCCTTTCCTCCAGCTTTGATTGCGTTAAACATCCTTTTACGCATTGCTGGTTTTGTATAGTTGCCAGCCTCATTAACACGACTTTTTGATTTTTTCGCTGTCGATTTTTTCTTAGCTGGCATTTAACACCTCCACCTTCTACGCGCTTGCCGCAGCCTGCTGTTGGGGTTCTTCGCAGCTTTCGGGAACTTCTTCATTTGACCAGCACTTCTGGCGCAGTAAGACTTGCGTCTTGCCGCTCTAGCCTTGCTAGGCTTCTTTTCAGTAACAGCCGTCTTCAGCTTACTGCCGGGGTTCTGACGGCGATACTTTGCAACGCCTTTCTTTGTAAGGCCTGCGCCAGCTTTAGTCGGGCGTTTATGACCACCTTTGATGGTCATGCCCTTCATGCCCGTGCCTTTGTTCCTTTTTGCCATGAGAAAGACCCTACAGCCTCATCACGCATAGTACTTAACGGCCCGAATCACAATCGTATAGGAATCTCCAGACGCCTCTGTTCCCAACGTAGATAAAAGTATATCTCCCGTTGCGTTGGTGCCGTACATTTTCAGGCCACCCACTTTTGAGAAATCCTGATATGTCCAGTCTGGGCCAAGGCTAAAAGCAACAACGTCTGTATCAGCATCATAGAAAAGCTGGACGCCATCAAATCCGTGGACTGAACCCCATATCTCTTGTATTCGAATTTCGTTACAAGCTTGACCTGTTGACTTTGCCTGTAATGCGGACACGTCAATCTTTGTAACTTTTGATTCACCAGACGAGTCCGAAAGGTTCGTAAGCTGGACAACAAGTTGCCTCTCACCATCTTCGATGGTCGTCACATTTACAGCATCTGCCATAGCCTACTCCTTAATGACGCCCATCAAAACCAGACGCTTGCGCTCTGCGCTCCCCTCTGGGGGCAGGTCTGAAGCAGAAGACTTTTTAGTTGCCTTCTTCTTTGGCTTCTCCTGCACATACGCCTCGTTCACATCTGGTGTAGATGGGTCATCCGCGATGAACTTTCCTGACTTTGTTCGCGCTCGTTTAGCCATCAGTATTCTCCTTAATAGCTAACACCACGATCTTGAGCGACAAGAATGTAATCGATGGACATCGACTTGGTTCCTGTGGCATCACCAGAAATTTCCATAGCCGCTGCTGTCATATTAGCAGTGGGGATATTATCGGTGTGTGTGCCAACTAACTTACGGTTAATGTAGTACTCAACCCGACTGGTTGTGCCATACGTTGCTACAAAGCTTACAGTGACATTGGTGTCATCCGCAAAATCGTCAGTAGCCGCCAAGGTGGTATCAGTCTCTGTGCCACCAGACTCTGAGATTAGATGCGGGGTTGCATCACCATCATCGATCTGGAAGCCAATGCGATTGTCAGCCGCCAAGCAGTTCTCTGGATTGGTTGCAAAGTTTTCACAAAGACCAATGAACAGGTCCATCTGATCCGCATCAGACATGGAGAAACGTGCTTCAAAATAAAGCTTTTCACCCGACACACTTGGCAGGGCGAAAATCTCGTTGCCCTGAATAGAAGCGCCATCATTGTCTGTCGTTGCTTGAGACGAGAGCTTAACAAAGCCACCTACAGTGTCAGCCAAGATAGCAGCAGAAGCACTGCTGTCTTTAACCACTGTCCAGTCATTGGTGCTATCTAAGGCCACGCCCGTGAAGTCATCCATGTAGACAACTTGATCAGGCCATGCCGCAATGTTCAGTCCTTCAAGAGATGCACGGGCCGAAGAAAACAGGACCGGGCCTGAGAAATGAGTTTTTGCCATTTGGCTTTCCTCCTTACGAAAGGTTTCGCCCTAGAGTCTTCGTAAGCGTCTGCTGGGCCAGTCGCTAGGGCTAGTACATCCCAGATAGTCGAAGTCACAATCATCCGATAAAGAAGGGGGGCAAGCCCCCCTTCCTCTACTCGAATTAAGAAGCGCCCGGTGATCCGAAGACCCCCAGAGGATCAGACACACCGAACGAATAACGCTCACGGGCTTTATACCGCACGTTACCAGTCTGGAAGTCTCCGTCCATTGCCGTGGTCATAGGCGCACGTTCGAAGTGCTTCATGCCATTCGGAACATCAGTCCGAATGAAGAAAGCATTCGTGTCCGTCAAGTAATGATTGACCGAATAACCTTCAGGTATCGTGCCATTGCTGTTGATAGCGTTGATATCGTTATCAGCAGTGCCTACCCGTTGCTCCGTCTCCAGAATACGAGTTGCCACGAACATGAGGTCAGGTGGAACAATCAACTTGCGAGGACGTGCTGCGATGAGCAGGCCGCGCTGGTCGGTCCACTTCGAAATCTGAATGACCGCCGCCTCAAGAGAGGTTTCGTTCAAGTCAGATGCCGTAGCAGGCCTGTTTGAGTTGGTCCCGCCACTCACCAGTGGGTGAGCAGTGCTAAACAGCGTCACGCCATCTCCAGACTGGAAAGACGTAAAGCCATTGTTAAGCGGCGTTGCAGACTTCACCTGCTTCGTATACGCCATTGCACGGGCTAGGGCCTTAGTATAACGAGCGGATAAGCTGTCATAGAGGTTGTCCTCCATCGCTTCTTCCGTAATCGCAAAACCCATAGCGACCGTTTCATGGTTGTAACGAGCCGTGAAAGACTCTTGAGCAACGTCATACGAGATGGATGCACCTTCATTCTTAACAGGAGCCGCATCAAAACCCGAAAGCGCGACCTCTTCTTCAAAGCTACGCTCTGAAGCCTCAGTCTCATACACTTCCGTGTGTTCATCTTCGTACTTCTCATACTCCAGACCGAAGAGAGCATTAAGCCCCGGCAGGAGTTCTTTAAGCATTTGCGCTCTTGAAATAGCCATTGCTTAGATTCCCGTCGTGTCTTGGTACTGGTGAGAAGCGCAACTGTCGCCAGTCGCATCACCGCCCGAGTTGAACTTACAAATGACATCAGTAAATGAGTCACCAACCGATGAGTTTGGCCCATCAACAAAATCGATGATACGAACTGGAAGCGTCTTGGTGGTAGCAATAGTGCTTCCATCAATGGCGTTCTTGCTCGTGCCAATCGAAGTTGAGCCAGCCGTCTGCACAACTGCCACGTTGTTGCCTAAACCCGTTTGAGCGATTGATTGATCACTTTGGGCTTGGAAAACAACATTCGGATCATCACAGACATAGGCCATGATGTCGTCAGCAGCCGTTGATGCGGGGTAAGTCTGACTGAAAGTCAGTTGGTTGGTGTTGGGGTCAGTATACTTAACACCAACAAAGATACCACAGGGGGTCATCGTCGTAGTCCCGGTGTCTTTCTCGATAGTCCCGGTGTTGACGATTTTTACGACATCCCCGTAGAAGATCGCGGTCCCGTAGTTGTTGGCAATCTTGATGTGGCGTATGGCATCAGACCATGAGCCGCCACCAAGCAGGCCGACAGGACGGAAACCATAAGGCGCAGCAGTAGTAGCCATTTGCCTAATCTCCTTCCTAGAAGATCGAAGTTAAACCAAAAGAGTTTAACCCGGCTTAACGCCACTACCAAACTGCACTCTTGAAGAAGATTCATTTAGTTTTGGCATCCGGGGGTCACTCTCACGCATAAAGTTATTGTCAACAGACTCAACCTGCCGTAATGCCGCATTCTCATAGTACTCGTTACGAGCGTCTACATTCTCCGCAGAAGTTTTGCAAAGGAGCAAACCACCAACTTCTATGTTTCCAGCCCATTGACTATTGTGATCAGACTGAATCATAAGCTCTGGATGATCTTCTGCCTTTACTGGCTCCCACCCCTCTCTGAACCTCTTAGACGCATTCACGTTGTCAGCGGCCCCTAGAGTTGCTGTCCTAATCCACCTGAAAACATAGCCTTCTTGCGGAGTAGGATCAGGAAGAACCTGCGGCGGTTCCCACGATTTTTCACGCACTTCAGTCTCACGGGTCTGTGTCTGTCTTGGTTTGCGCTCTGATCCTGCAACGTCAGCCATTACTCATCTCCTTCATAAGTTGGGCAGCGTATCTCTCAGGTGTTACACCAAGCTTCCTAGCGAGGGTTACTTGGCGGTCAGTTAACTCCACTTGGCGCGGTGCCTTCCCTGATCCCCTTTTCGAGGGAGAGACAACCGGGGCTTTTCGAGAAGTCGGAGCCTTACTGACATTATTTTTGCCCTTCTCGAAAAAATTCGGAAACTGCTCATGCAGAGCAGCATCGATTTGTCTATAATAGTCTGTATTTCCTCTGGGGTCTACCCCTTGTTTTACGAGTTCTTCATGCAGGCCGACTGCAAAGCCAGTCATCCGTTCATTCCCCGGAGACTGGAACCAAGGATTATTCTTTAACCAGTCAACTGCCATTGGGTCTGGTGGAACAATTTCTTGCTGTTGACCGGGTTCTTGTTGCTGTGCAGCAATTTGATTTTGCTGAGATTGATTAATTGCATCACTCTCAACAGAAAAATGTATCTTCTCTGCATTGAGACGCGCCATGTCAGACTGCGCCTGTACAATAGCATCTGCATCTCCACTCTCATAAGCATCCTGAAAGCGCTGTTTAGCGACCTCTAGCTCTGTATTTGTTTTCTCAGACACTTGTTCATACAGAAGTTTTCTGAGATCAGCAGACTGATTCTTTAGGCTCTCATTCTCTTGCTGGACGTTTTTTGCGTACCTAATCGCTTCAGCATTCTCTTTTTGGAATGCATCACTTTTCCTACGCTCTTCATGGAACTCATATCGAAGCTTGGAAATTCTCTTTTGGATTCTGTTACTAAGCTGAGATTCGTCGAGATCACCCTCTTCATCATCGTCTTCATTCTCTGAAGACGCCGCTTGAGGGGCCGCATCATCATCGATAACTTTGACTTCAATCGCATCAGGATCGATTTCTGCGGTTTCTTGCTCAACATCTACTTCTTGCTCGACTGCTTCTTCGTTCATGCCTTTGATACCCCCCTTGGATCATCGACCACTGCCTCGACAGAGTCATCATTTATCAAACGAAACTCTTGCCCATGAATAACCATTCGTGTGCCAGAATACGATCTCATAACAATGAAATCTCCCTCTTTGCACCACGGGCCTGTTGGAAACCTATTTTCATCCCTATAGGCATCTGGACCCACTTTCATGACCATGCCTATAAGACTAGCAGCCTCTTCTCGCCTTCTTGTGTCTTCAGGCAAAAGGACGCCGCCATCAGTCTTTGTTTCTTTTTCTGGGATAACAATTAAAAGCTTGAAGCCACATGGCTCTGGAATTTGTGATGCTTTTTTATCCTCAAGCTTCACAACTTTCTCTTTTGCCATTACTCTTCCCCCTTACGCAACGCTTCAAAAAGATCGATTAGATCGCGCTCTGCCAGAGCTAAACCTTCTATAACGCCAACAATCTTTGAATATTCTTCAAAGCTCTTCGCGCCACCTGTTGCTAAAAAATCAGCCTTCTCGTTCATGGTAACTCTGAGGTTCTTTTGGAAAACCTCAAATAACGAAACTTCTTTTGTTTCCACTTTGCACCTTCAGGTTAAAATTAACCTGAATCGTTTCTATTACCATTACCCGTTCCGATCAAGCTTTTTCCAACTTCTTGAACAATTTTTGCATTTTCTATTGCATCCTTACGATCAGCGGCTTTTTGCTCACGACCATCCTTCATAGACTCTTTAGCAATCTCAACACCAAGTCTGGCACCTTCCATGCGCTCCATAGACTTAATGCGGAGCAACTCTGTCTCCTGACGCATCTGAGCTTCTTGTAAGTCCTTAATCATACGGGCTGTATCGGTTTGAGCTTTACGCTCCAGATCAGCAGCCTCAAGCTGCAACTCTTGTTGTTGCATCTGAATGACAGGGTCTTGCGCTTTCTCCTGCGCTTCTTTGGCCTGCTGCTCCTGAACATCCTTGCGGAACAGACGATCCGAAGCTTCTGCGATAAGCTTTGA